GCTCCGCCCCATTGGTACATTAGATAAACATTGAGACTGTGCGCGATCTCATGCTGCAACACTAGCCGCAACCGTTCGGGTTTCAGATGTATATCGAGTCGGATTTCGTTGCCCGTCCAGTACGCCAGATCATGATCATCCATCGGGTTCTGAACGCGTGGATGGTCGACCGTGATCAAAGTCACTCCGACCTTTTTATCGAATATCTCTTTCGGTGTTTCGTCGATGACTTTCTGAATCAGTGTCACCTTCACCGGATCACCGACTCGAATCGAGCAGCCTTTATCGGGAACGACGTGCTTGAACGTCAGGTTGCCTTGCGCCTTACGCAGATCATAGTTTAGATAATCTGAGCGCTTCAAATCCTTCGGCACCATGTTCCCTTCGTCATCGAATTCCCATCCAGCCGGTACATGAACGATCTCGCAGCCGCACCATGGATGCACCGTGCCGACAACCGCTTTCCAGTCCCGACGCTTCCGCCCGATATTCGAACCATTCGCGATCAGTTGCGATAACTTGAATATGCGGGGGTTGCTTCCCGGCCCTGCTACCAGATGCAAACGCACGCAATCGTCGCACGCATCGGGAGCCGGTTGCTTCGCAACGAAGATAGTTTCAGGGTCGCCCTCTTTCTCGATAAGCGCTCCGACAAATCCCTCTTGCATCGCTTTCTGTTTCTCGGTTGCCGCGATGCGCTTGAACCCTCTCGCCCAATCCCCGGTCTTGTGCCCTAGCTCACTCGCAGCCTTTCGCCACTGATCACGCCGGGCAACGTTGATATCGATCTCTTCGCGAATAGCTTGTTGATAACGCGCCTTCAACTCAGCATCGTTTTCTATCGCAATCGTTGTGAAGTCGCTGGCGACGGTATTGCCCAGCCCTTTTATCTCTTCTGCCGCGTGCTGTTGAATCCAGGTGCGTGCCGCTTTCTCTTGCGGTGACAGTGGCGGCTCTCTGCGCCTGCGAAAGCTCGCAGCGGTCATCTCGCGCGCGTGCGGGCGCATTGCAGGCGTGCCGCCCATCATTTTCCCGTAATTGTACGCATCCGCGATGACCTTCCGCGCTTCTGGCGGTAGTTCCCCCGGTGCGGGTTGATAAGTATATGCTAGGTCTTGTGGCAGTATCCCGATATCGATAAGCCGTTGCACCGCTTCTGGCGGTACGAATGCCGGTCCTACCTGCGTGATGACGAATGCGAGATGGTAGTCGACGATAATCTGTTGAAGAGCCGCTAACTGTTGCGGCGTGAACATCGGCTGATACGATCCATTCGCCTTGCCCAGCGATGCGAGGATAATCTTTTTCTCGATATAATCCTCGATAACTTTTTTTATTTTATCGAGTTGCTTGGCGTATGCTTTCTCGAAGTCATCCGCCATTTCCTGCATGGCTTTATAGCGCTGAAAAGTGCGCTCGCTGTATTTGATCTGTTCGGCTTTGAGAAGTAGCTGATAGGGTGCGATGACGGCTTGCGCGATATCGACCGCGTGCATATGTTTGGGAGCTTCGATGCGCAGCTTTGCCATGCTCCCAGCGTAGCACTATTCCGATTCGTTTGCGCTATCGGAATCGGTTTGGTTTATCGACTCCGTTTCCTGTTTCAATACCTCTTCCAGCAGCGCATCGAACGCTGCCGCTCTCTCTTTCTCCGACGTTTGCACGTACCAGCATCGCTCTCCCATCGCATCGAGCATTCCGCGTTCCAAAATCATAGTCGGCATTTCGTTTTCGCGTTCTTTTATCACAACGCGCCATAACCCGACTTTCCCAAGAGCGCCCCATTCTTTCAGCACATGCGCTTTCGAACCTTTCATTTTATCTGCTCCCCGCTTGCCTGTCCCGTCTTCTTTTATCTATTCTCCACATAATGTACGTGCCCAGAAAAAACACTGCGATCGCGGTTGCGAATCCGCTCACGAACGATAAAAATATGAAGTACCACGCTGGCATTTCCATTTACTTAAACTCCCTGCCCCACCACACCGGACCACACCCTTGCTAACCGCGCCTTGCCGTACCAGAGACAACCCGACCCGAAAACTTTATAGATAAAAACCCTACCAGACCAGACCATGCCGCACCGGAACAAACCCTACCGAAAGCACACCGTACCCTGAAAACTTTATAGATAAAATCCCTACCCTACCGGACCACACCGTACCGAAACGCGCCACAACTCACCAGACCATGCCGAACCATGCCCGAAACTTTATGCCCGACGAACATTCCAGTTGATTATCTTAAACCGTCCATAGGTCGGTCGATAATCTGCAACGCCCGCCAGTTGCCCCGCATTCTGCAACACGGTGTAGAAGAGATCCGCCGTGATGTATTGCGGTGCGATAACTTGAAACGTAAACTTCGCGCGCCATCCCGTTTTGAATGCCGGTCGCGTCCGATTGATCGCCTGCCGTTGCACCTGCACTCGCTGCGTATCGAGATAATCCCATTTCTTCGTGCCGAGCGATGCCAGTTGCGTAATGGGCACAATACCGGCTTTGAACAGATCGGCTGCGCTCTTTCGCGGAGAACGAGGATCGGATTCCGACTTTGCAGCCGTCACCATCGATCCTTTCACGTATGCGCCGGGCAAACAGATATACCCGTTATCGTCCCGCCACACATACGTCTCGACATCATCGGTCTTTTTTATCTTCGAATTCTTCGGCGCTTTCGCTTTCTCTTCTACGCTCTCGCAATTCCATCGCTTGAAGAGCATGTCGCATGCGCCTTCAATTTCGAAGTCGATAAGATACGGTTTATTGAGATCAACAAGATTCTCCGCTCCGTTCGTCGGTTCACTGATATGTTCTACTGCTGCCGCTGCTCGTCTTGGCATTTCCCATTCTCCTTTCTACTGATCATATACCCGATAACTCTACTTTTCGCTCATTTTATCTACTACCTTCGCTCATCCATCAACGAAGTTTTTTTCACAACCGAATGCGGTTTCCCCTTCATCCTGTAATGCATTCGGAAGCATCCTAGCGAACAGAATCGATAACGCGTTCTGAAATTTTCATCGAACGAAATATACCGCTCTGAGTCATACGGAATCGACGTTGTGCATTGCACGCAAGTATTACGCTGAGTCGCGTCGTTCATTTTATCTACCCTCCTGCTTCCATCTTTTTATCTTGAGCAATATTCGCTCTGCTTTCTTTATTGTCTCGGCCGGTCCTTTGATCTTGCGCGCGAACGATAACCATACGCGCCAAGCGTTTTCGAGCCGGGTCAACGCATCCCAATTCAAACGTCCGTCGAAAAAGAATGGATGCGCAGCTTTCTCGGCTTCGATAACTTCGTACCCGGCAGCGACGTATCGACGCCAATCGTAATCGGAAACCTCGGGACCGGGCCAACTCATTACTGCAACTCTTCTCGCTCCCGCTGATTCGGCGGAACTGAAACATCCCCCTGATGACCATGAACGTATTTAGATAATATTTTTACTTTCTGCTCCAATCGCGCTACTCGATCCGAGTCCGTTTTATCGGGAGAAAAAAGTCCGTCCAGCAAATACGGCATTTCTTCCGTGAAGATGGTAATAGCTCTGTCGCGCGGTTGTCGCTCCGAAATTCGATAACCGTACTCGTCCATCACGTTCACGATCCGCTTTGCCAATACTTCTTTATCTTTCTCTTTCATTTATCTACTCCCCATTCCCGCGTCTATTTTCAGCACTCCCCTCGGTATCGGAACACCGGTAGTGCGCTCAACAAACAGTGCACAGCACACAGCGAGATCCCGACACTCTGCGAGGGTATCGACACAATCTCGATAATCCGTAGTGCAATCGGCCAGCACTTCATGTGTCTTCTTCAACTCGACCGTACATTCATCCATCATAGTGCCGATATCGCGTAAGCTCTGTAGCGTTTCAGCGTGCTTGCGATCTTCAGCAGCGTGTCTTTCGACTCTACGTTGATGCGCAGCGAAACAGTCCCTCACCGTGAACCCGGCAACCACCAAAATAGTAAGTAGCAACCCGGCAAATGCAAGATTGTGCTTCGTCTCGTTCGTCATTTTATCTATTCTCCCATCGCGACCATTTTGCATTCCCGGTATTCGATCTCGCATTGAGCGTATGTTATCGTACCGTCGTATTCCATCGTAACGATCACGTAGCCGCCCCCCTCGGCAATATCAATTCCGCAGATTCGGTATACCGGCTTCTCGCTGACCTTGATAATATTTGCATCTGCTAGACCGGGGGGATTCCAGTCCGTTTCTTCTTTCGATTCCGCTTGTGCCGGTAACGCAGGAATTCCGACCGCCACGCCGAAACCCGCAAGGATCATGTTTTGGATAAACTCTCGCCGATTCATTTTATTTACTCCCATCCTTTTTTCAGGCACGTTCGCTTGTGCGCAACATGAATGTCCGGTCTGGGGATAGCTGTATCGAAAACAAAAATAATCGTTCGCGCCGCCAGATCTTCACGCGACTCCGCTTTATCGAAAAACTCTTCCATCTCTCGATAGCGCTCTACGTTTTGCGGAACGTAATCGTCGCCGTACATTTTATCTACTCCCACTCCATTTTATTCGATGGATGCAACGGACATTTCTCTCGCGGGCACGCTACCCGTTTACCATCTTTGAAACGCTCTACTTTATCGCATTGCGATGCACAGTAAGCCGACACTCTGCCTTGCAACGTACCCAAAGCAATTTCTGCTTTCTCCGCGCGCTGTCGCTGTTCATCACGGTCTTCTTTTGCCCGACTCAGCCGCTTTAGCGCGCAATCCCGCTCCCGCTCCGCAAGCAACCGCGCATGGTTTTCATCTTGCAGCATACACCTCAGATCACCACCTGTGATAACCTCGTGACGGCGATCGGCCTCTACGTTGTCCACCATCTCGATCAACCAGTCCCGCTCCCGCTCCGCTTCCGCCAGCCGGGCGCGGAGTATTTCAAGCCCCACCAAAGGCCGGTCACTTTCTGGATCTCCCGGCGCGTATTCGCCGCCCACACCATGCATTTCCCCCGTGGTGCGGTGTACCATTAGATCGACGCGTACCCACGCTGGCCCGTATGCTTCACTCATCCCCTCGCTCCTTCGCTTTCAATACCTGCGCCATCTCGACCGCCCGGATTGCTTCCGCGCGCGTGAGAGTTATCGGCGTACCGAAATATGGGTACAGCGTGAAATGCGTATCGGTGATAACTATCCCCTGAATGCGCGAGCTTATATTTGTCAAAACGATAAACATCAATCCGGCTCCGGAGTCTTATCGAATCGACGTGCGAGAATGTAACGCTTGCCGAACAGATAGGCTTTCGTTATTCGGTGGTATCCATCCATGACCCGTCCGCGCGCATTCAAAATTATCGGATGTCGAAGATCTACCGAAAGCACTATTTCGTAATCGCCATTCCGCAAACTATTTATCACAGGCATGTAGCGCCCCCGCTCGATCAACTCGTACAGACTGATCCTTTTTGCCGGAATATCGAGCGACAGATTTACCAAGCGCAATACATTCCATTCTTTTCCGCGATCGGAATACGTTTGCAGTGCAAGATATTTCCGAGTGTGCGCATCGAGCATTTTATTTATCCATGATGATCTCGATCGGCTTGCCCGCTTCATTGAACAAATCGATCGTGTTTTTCGTTCCCCGGCTCTTCCCATCCCAGAACGCAATACCGCGATCGGAGATATCCACGATAACTACATTGCGCAGTGGCCCGGCCGCTTTGCCGAATGCATCCCAATTCGGGTAAACAATTATCCACATTAACCCGTATTGCTTCGCCGCCGATACCGCGAACGTGTCGACTCCCTTCGCTCCCCCGCTGACGATCACGGTATCTCGCGGCAGTGACGCGACCATCGATAAAATCAACGTCGGGTCCGCCCATGTTCTGCTACCAACGATCGCAACTCTTTCCATTTTATCTATTCCCCTTCATCCTCTTGATCGTCGAGATCTTCCCAATACTCTTCGATAAGCTCGCAAACTTTCGCGCGAGCATTCGGCGTAATATTCGCCAAGCAATCGACCGGCACTGTTCCGTGAAGCTCTTGAAGATGCTCGCTCAATAATTCCCAGATGCCGCCGTAGTACCAGCCGTCACAGAAAAATGTCTTGCGTACGCTCAGACAATCCATGCAAGTTCGATAATTTTCTTTTCTCCCCTCGAACGTGGCAAAAATATATTCGTACTGTTCCCCCTTCGTTATTTCCCGACCGCACTCCCCGCATTTATACGGTTTGCGCGCTTTGCGAATGCCCTCGCTGATCACCGTCACGAATTCATCGACTTCAACATATACGCATCCGCAATCGCCCATCTTATCTAATCTTTCCTGAAAAGATCCGGAATGGTGCCGACGATCATCAACACCATTGCGATAAACATGATCGCTAGGAATTCTTCGTTAGTCATTTAGCAGGCGATATTGATCTTCGGAGCCGTCTTTCTTTCTTCGGCGAAAAGCGCATCGGTTATTTTATCTACCGACGTGTAACCCGATAAACTTTTGTCATTGCGCTCGTTGTGCGCATTGTAGATATGCCCGCCCTCGACATCGTTGACGGATACAACCAATTTCCATTGCTGCCAATACGCAACGCCCGGCCCGCGACGATATGGGCACGATTCCTTTTTGCGCCAGTTCGCTTCATCGCGTGCCCGCACGAATGCTGCTTTCAATTCCTTTTTCGTTTTCATTTATCTACTCTCCGACTAATGGTTTCATCTCATCGAGAATTGTCTGCGCCTTTTCGATAAAGTCTTCGGTCGTAACCTGTCGACGCGGTATCTTCAATACGAGAAGCAGCATCCGCAATTCGAGCGTGCGCAGCCGTTCACCCTTTTCCAGTTCCGTCATCCTTCGTTGCTTCATGCTGCGCATCCCTCGCTTTCATTTTATCTTCCATGTGCATGAACTTCCGGCGTATCCCGGTCATCGGTTTACTACCCAAGAAATGACCCCATGAAACATCACTAGATAACTTCCGGAGTAGATAAAGTAATGCTTTCACCTCTGCGTCGGTGAAACTGTTGGCAAGCGGAAGGCGCGGTTTACTTGTCGCCATAGATAATCTTGCGAATTCGTGCGAGGGCTGTTTCGTATGAATCATCTCTCGACAAGTTATCGATCAGTTCTTTGACCTCGTGTAGCTGCGCCCACGCATCGCTGATATCCGGCACCCGCACCGCTTTGATTTTATCGTTTATTTCATCGATCTGCCATTCGTACAGCGGCGCAGTCATCCCCTCTTCGACCAGTTCGAATTCATACGAATAGGCAAAATATTCGATGTATGGCCCGAAAAAATTAGATTCAGCCTTTATGATAATGCATTTAGCCATTATCTTAAAAAGCAATTCGTTTCCCCATGACCAGATCAGATCAGCATTGATCCGAAACCGGCCGATCCGTTTGCGCAGATCGTCATCCATTACTTCGGCTCCCGATAAATCAACGCCCGAACAGCGCAGTCTTTTGCTTCGAGCAGTTTGCGTAGCGCTGCCGTGCGCTCCGGATTGCTGGGAAGCGTTGCTGCGAGAGACTTCGCCAGCTCGCAAAACGGTTTAGATACGAGTTGCAAAGGCGAAGGCAAATGCTCGTACTCGAAAAACTGTAGCATCCTATCTTCCATTTTTATCTATCCCTTCGTTAATGCCCATATTGTTATATACCCGATAAAACAATGGCCCGGCTCCCTCTTTCTGCGGGAGCCGGGCCAGTAGTCCCTTTTTCATGCGCACTTGGGGGCGGGCGTTACCCGCGCGCGTAACAGGTCTGGCGCGATATTTTCGTATGGACGATGATTTATACCTTGCAGCGCTTGTCTCACTTGCGCCGCGCCCCATGTTGCCGTTTCATCGCACTCCCCGACCAGTGGCAATTCAACCGGCACTGGTTCAGTTCTGGGAGCGTTATGCAGCATTGTTTCCGAGCCTACCAGTTTACTTTTTCAATTACAAATAACTATACCCGATAAATCTTACCGGTAGATCGAAAGATCGTCATAAATAATCGGCAAACGCTCGCGCATCTCTGCAAGTAACGGAATCATCAATTCTCGCATCTGCGGATGCGCTCTTTCGCTGGTACGCTGATAAAATATGTGGCCCCATTCGCGAAGATTTGCCGTCGCAACGATTTCCGTTTTCAATCCGATCGGCAATACCGCGCGAGCCTCTTCAGGCGTGGCTTTTATTTCGATAAGGTGCATGTACGCACGTTCGGCAATCTGACACGCATCAAACCAATAATCGTAACGGGGATCGGTTTTATCCCAATAGCACCGATCGATAACCGTGATTTGATTATCGAAACCCGCTTTCGAATAGTTACAGTACCGCGTGCTCTCTTGCGAATACGAAACGAGTCGATGCCGCACAAGCTCATGTGTGAAGCCGCGATCGCAAATGAAACGCACCGTCATCGATTCGTGTTCGATAACGCTCAGATGCCCGCGTGCGATCAACATCTTGATAAACTGACGCGCCGATTCGTCGGTAATCCGATCCTCGGATTTGTAACAGGTTCGCCCCGCCCGTTCGATCCGTTTGAAAACTACATCCGCCTCATCGAGCCGTTCGATAGAATAGCTAGGTTTGATTACTCGCATTTATCGACTCCGCATGATCACCGTCGTCCACGGCTTTGAAATGTCGTTTCGGATGAATGCCCTCGACAAATTCGACTAGGGCAAGATGCGCTATATCGACTAAACATTCTAAATTGCCTGTTTCATTATACTCGATAATAATTCGCTGAATATACGACATGCGATCGAACTGCGGTTTTCCTTTCGAGCCAAGCCTGCCATATCGATACGATCCCATTACAAGCCGATTTCGCATCAACTGTTCAAACTCGTATGACCATTCCGACCATTGGCGCATTATCAAATCTCCCAAGTAGAGAAGTCGATAACGAATATGCTCTGTAACTGTTTTCACGTCTTATCGACTTCGATCTCGGTGATGATCTTCGCCAATCCACGTTTCTTCAAGCCATTGACTGCGCACCGGAACTCGCGCCGATCCTTGTTCGTAAGTTCCTGCTTCGCTGCGCGCTTTGCTTCGATGCGCTGAATCGTCTCCATGTGCATCCGTGCGGCTTTACTGTCGATACGATCGGTCGCAATCTGAACAACAGGCTTGGCGAGTTTCTTCGTCTCGGTGTGCTTCAATATATCGTAAATCAGGCCCATCACTCTTTCTCTTTCAGGTAAAGGGGTGACGATAAAAACTTTATCTTTTTACCGTAGTATGCTCGCGCTGCTTTCTTCGAAACGAATGCGAGCGAAATCCCGACACATCCATCGGGTAATGATAAACGAGCCGTCATTCCCCCGAACGAAACTTCTAGAAACGGATCGGTTTCAAGACGCTGCGTTAGATAAAAACGTTTCGGCTTACGCGAACGTTTTATAGCCACCCTTTTTTCTTCGCGAGCCATTCCGTTATCGACAACGTTCCCTCGGTGCCCATCTCGTAAACTTCGCTGTCTTCGGTGATCTGATTTTTTGCTATCCATACTTTTTCAACTCCAAACACCGGAGCCGATATTAAAATTGCGCCTTCGTTCGGCTCGCCCCGTCGCGTCTCTTGAAGTACGATAACATCTTCTATGTCGTACCCTGGCTCCATCCGATACTTTTCCTTTCGATAAACGTTCGCAATTCGCGATACTCCGTAAAAGTCGGCCGACCGAGATTAGCCATTCGCGCTTCTTCGCCATCACCACCACTAGATAACCTCGGCACTCGAAAAGCACAGTCGCATTCATCTACCCAATCGAGATCGAGATCGAGCCAGTAGTCACGCAACTGCGGAAAGACTAGATCGAGAAAAAAGTGATGCGGAATGAACAGCTTTGCGCCCATCCGTCTTACCTGAACGAACGCATCCATTGCCGCGCGAAGATTACTGCCCATCGTCCCGCTCGAATAGAGCGGGCCGATAATATAGACTTTGACTTTCCTAGTCGGAACCATCGGCGTCATCGTCTTTTTCGTCCTGCGTGCGATTATCGACGAGATTCTGTAACTCGAAATTTCGAAGCGCTGATCTTCCACCCCCTCGGTAGCTCGATACCATCTGACCACTCGCCGCGTATGCGGCTCGCGTCCCGATTCCATCCGCCGCGATGTTCGCCGCGCGTGCTTGCGGAATACCGATCTTTTGCGCTTCGGCGAACGCATCAACATTCGCACCGAGATAGATGAACTGCCAGCCGTGCTTTTTTTCGCACTCGGCAACTAGCTTTTTTATCTGTTCGCCATTGTATTCCTTCGATGCGTTCTCCTGCCCATCGGTAATGATGCAAAAAATAGCTTTCTCCGGAACTTTTTTCTCCGAGAGCATCGTGTTGACCGTCTTGCCGACCGCATCGAGTAGCGCAGTCATGCCGCGCGGAACGAATGTTTTATCGTCTATCGGCTCGCAATCAGCAATCGGCTTCGTGTAAAGAACCTCATACTGATCATCGAAAAGAACTAGCGTAAGGCTCGCTTCGCCCGGCTCCGCTTTCTGCTTTCCGATAAACTCGTTCGCACCATCGATCGTCTCTCGGACTACGCTCGCCATCGAACCGGAACGATCGAGAATGAGCACTATTTCGGTCGGAGCTTCGAATTCTATTTTCATTTATCTATTCCCTCCTAGCTTTTCAATTCACGAACTTTCCAATTATCTTGACTCTTACGTTTGAACTCGACACCGAACGTTGTATCGCCTTGCGCAATGCGCGCGTACCATATTCCGTTCGGTCCCTCACTCGGCAATGGAGCGGACATGCTTAGAATGTTCCGCACTCCATACCGACCGCGCAGAAACTTCCGCGCTTCTTTCCATCGCTGGTCTTCGACTTCGCCCATTTTATCGCCTTGACGGTGTCCATTCGCCACGCGTGGTAGTACCCCCAAGAGTACAAATCTTTTCCGGGCATTTTATCGCAGCCTTTTTTGCCCATCTGCGAATAGCCTGTTCAAGCTCTTCCCATAAATTACCATCGATGAATACACCGACTATTTCACCATCATGAATCGATAACTTACAAATCAACGATCTATTTTCATTTCGAAGATGATAAACCAGCGAAGTAGAAGCCAACTTGATTTCGTATTTTTCCGGCATCAATTCAACTCGCTTTTCTGCGCTTCGTTTATCACTTGCGAAAGCCTCTCCATACCGGAAGTTTCCGCTACCTGCGTCATGTGCATGTGAACATGCGCCAGAATCGATTCCAAGCTACCACCGTAACGCATAGCTATGTAATGCAAAATAATTGCGAGTGCCCCGATAACTGCTGACGGGGGAGTGTTTCTCGCTTCCAATAACTCAAAAATCGCCGACGCAATCGCAGGCGAAGCACTCGGCAACGGTCGTGCTCTAATCACTGCGACAACTGGCACCATTTCAGACTTCAATGCCTGCGCTTCTACAGGCGCAGATTCCATAGGCTCCGCGCGTCTACGGGTACAATCCTCTGCCGCACAAGTACCGCAAAGGCCCGCCAGCATTTGCCAGAACCTTCGATTGAATTGCCGCTGAGTAACTAGCTTTTTTATCTTAGCTTTCATCATCTCGTAACCTTGCCGGGCCAATCTTTTCCCAATCCGTTCGCTCTTGCCCTGCTTGTTCATCGAACTCGCCATATTCGACAATCGATTCGGCGGCTTCTTTGCTGTCCGCTTCGATCTCTGCAATTCCCTGATATGTTACTCGATAAGGTACGAGATACCAGCGTTTCTTTCGCTTCGCTGCCATACTCTATACATACCCGATAAATCGGATTAACGGTTTACTAACTTTTCGAGAAAATCCAGATCGGCGTTAGGAATCTGATCCATCATGCGCTCGCTGGAATGCCTCGCTGAGAGCTTCAAGATAACTCGCGCCACCACTCGCAGAGCATTTTCAATATCTTCGATCAGAGACGAATGCTTTTCCGGCTGCTCCGGTTTCGCATCATTCCCTTCCCCCATATTCTCGATAACAGATATCAACCGTCTATTCTCTTCGGCCAGTCGACTGACTTCTTTTTGCAACCGATCGCGAGCCATTTCGGCTGTCGTTTTATCTTGAGTAAGACGCGCGCATTGCTCTTGCAGTTGATCGCAGTTCGCACAGTATTCATGGGGCATGATAAAAATCCGGTTTTGTCCGGAACCGGAAACCGGGTCTTGCAAACAGAACGGAGAGAACGCGCACCATGCGCGTTCTGATCATGGCAATTGATCTATACCCGATAAGGGTCAGTCGGTGAGCAGATCGCCGACAATCAGCGTCTTAATCCGCACCCCTGCTGTCGAATTCGGATTCGACAGAATCACCGACGTTGCCACGATGGTCGCCAGAATGTACGACTTCAACCCTTCGGCCGCACTCGCCCCCGACGGGTCTGCCGGGCGGGAGATGGCAAGATTGCTCGTTCCGGGCGCAGCGTTGGCCCCCTGTGCGCTCGAAACCGACAAGCCTAGCGCTGCCATGCCCGTACCGGAAACGACCGCTACGGTACTGCTGTCGCCCACGGTAGGGCTTTTTAGCTGCAACTGCCCCCCGGAGTCGAATGCCACGCAAGACAGGGATAGCAGGAGAGCGAAATAATTTATTCTCGCTAAAACTTGCACAAGCGACTGATCGGCCGCATCGAACGTGATCGCGACTGGCGTTCCGTTTATCGTAATGTTCAAAGTTTCGCCGCCTGCAAAACCGGTCGGGTACGCTCCGCCTACTCCGGTGATCTGCGCAGCCGTTGCGACTGTTCCCCCGAACACGGCTTCGAACTCGGCATCGCCTTCAAGATAAACCAATCGCGCTTCGGTCACATCTCCGAAATCGACCGCGACGTTGTTCTCACCGGGATCGAGCGCATACACGCCCGCTTCGCCATGATCGAGCGTATCGATTAGCTCGCCCAGAACGCCATCGCCGCCGAACAATTTATTATCGAGCGAGTTTCCGTAACCCGCAATCAGATCTAATGCTGTCGAAACGCGAATGCCCATTTCAATCCCCTAGTTCTATTTCGATAACCTGAGTGTTTTCTTTCGCCTTACGCAATCGCTCTTTGCGCTCCCGTATTGATTTTTCGAGCAAGATAGCGGCGTGCTTCAATTCGCGTTGTGAGCGCATGAATTCCTCTTCGCCGCCCTCTTCGCTGCCGAGATCCGTTTCGTCGCTTTCTCCGCCGCCCCCGAACTGATCACCGTACTGATCTTCACTCCCGTCGCTTTCGCCGGGTCCGAGATCGCCACCCCCGCCCTGCTCCGCCATCGCCTCTTTGCCTTGCAGGTATTGTAGATAAGTTGGATTAAGAATCAGATCACCGTATTCCAACGGTTCGTGATCTAGCTCTGCGCGAATCTCGTTTATCGTTCGCCAATTCTGTACTTCATCTTGTCGACGCTTACGCTCTTTCTCTTCAGCCTTCGCGTCCAGCCCGCTGAATGTAAACTCTAGATCCGGAGCCTGCTCCCAGATAAGATGTTGATTGATGTAATCCTGAATGTGCTCTGCTAGCGGGATCAGTCCTTTATCTTTTGACTCGACAACCTCTTCTTTTTGCGGACGCGCCTGATTCAACCCGCCGCGCTGCCCCGTATTGCCAAAGATAAAATTGATTTCAGTCGGATCTACACCGTAGATAGCGCAGATTAACTTAGTCAACCAATCCATCCATGCCGAGAATTCCATTTCCCGGTTAGACGAATGCATGTTGACCCACTGAATATCTTCAGAGTTAAGAATCGGGGTCTTCCAGGCATTCTGTACGCCTGCAACCATCGCGTACCACTGTCGACGAAACGCCCGCAGTTGCCGATCAGGAATCGCCCCTTTGATATTCAGCAACCCTTTTATCGCGCTACCTTGCGTAAAGAATCGCGTATTGTATTCGAAACCGAAAAGCCATGCAGTAACGAGTCGAACGATTTGTTCTACCGGGCTGAATCCGAAACTATTGGTTCGGAGATCGCTGCGCGGGTTCATGATGCACCACGCGATATCGTCGACTGCGAATTCCGCGATAACCGTATTCTCGTAAACTTGAACGTGACTCACCCGGTCACGTCTCTGCGCCGGGTCCATGTGCTCTATGTCAGCAACAGCGGGTCTGATCGTCTCTGCGGGCAAACAGATAAAACGCGAAATCTTTCCGGAACGATCTCGTATCTTCTCAAAACACCATTGATCGTATGTGAGAATATCCCGTGTAGACTTTCGCAGAAAGTGCCGAAACGAATCGCGATCAGATGGACGCTCATCCGGCAATAAATAACCGGTTGTTTCCAGCATCGCTTCGAGCTTCGATGCCATCTCTTGTTCGGCATCACTCATCGACTTTTCATTGTCGCGCCGATCCCGAAGCACAACCCGAAAACCGCGATCGTACACCTCTTGCTGCGGTCTGGAAAAATGCGAGATCTGATTCGTGCGCAAATTGATAATCGCTGCAATGACCGTGTTCTGTACCGACATGATCCGCAGCGTCTCGTATGTGAGCGCAGACGGGCGTTGCCGCCAGCCTCCCCAATCCATTACCGTATACGGATCGTGAAAGAGCGCTCGCGGCTTATCGGTAGTCGGTTCCGCTAATCCAGTTGCGACCAGCGCTTTTTGCATTTCATCGAACGGTACATCATCTTCCGAAGTCAACGCCCATTGCGTGACTTTCCGTACCGTCGACCCTATTTGATCGAGTAATGCCATTATCGCTTACAAGTACACGCCCCGTGCGGGTTCTGAAAGTTTTGATCCTTCGTAAGATCACGCGAGCCATGAATAATACAACTCGCGTTCACATTTGCTCTCACCGACTGATCCGGATAAAGCTGTCGCACTTTTGACTTGTGTAGCACACCGACATCACCGAACGGATTACCTGGCATGGGAACTGCGGGGCGAGCATCCGGCTCACTTGCCAGTTTTACGCCCGGTGCGCCTTGCGCCCACGGGTTCTGTTCGCTCGCCAGCATAACTTCACCGGTCGGGCTTGCATCCCCGGTAACACCCATACTGGTCATCGAATCCCAATCGGTCGAAAAATAACTGCTGGCCGGATCGTTGTAATCTCGACCCGACGGTTTCGAATCTGATGGGGTCGCAATGAAGTTCCGCTGCTTGATAATATCTGCAAGCGTTTGCTGCGTAACTTTGTATTTCTTAGTCGCGCGCATTAGATTTTTATCTTGCGGCATCTGCCGAACGAGCATCTGCATCGCCTCTTGCGCTGCCCGCGTGTAAATATCCTCACCCGCTGTCAACGCCTTCAAACGATTGCGGCAATCGTAACTGGTTATCGCTTCTTTCACGAAGCCCGCGAGATATTCGAAGAGGTACGCATCGGGAAGATCCTTGGCCTTGCCGTCGCGATCATCGTACGAGTAAATACCCTTACTCAATTTATACGTGTCGCCCTCTTGCTGGTACATCGGCTCGCTCCCTTCCGACTTTTTTGTTTTTCCGGACGCCATCAACGCTTCGTGAAAAGTTTTTCCGGGGTAAGGATCTGGCTTCCGCTTCTTTTCAGCTTCCGCTCGTTCCGATTCGCCGATTGCATCTCGGAACCGCTGAATTTTCTCTTTATGATCTTCAATCCACCCCTTCAATTCTTTATGCGCATCCGACTCTTCTTTCCGCTCACCCTCTGGAATATATTTGCCAGTAACAGTTGACCAGACTTCGATAACATGCCTCTTCAAATGCGGAGTCGACCACACAGTTCTAACACGAGGGGGATTATTTCTTAACAGCCTCAAATCTCGTTCTAACTTTTTTGAATCAAGCGACAATGGGGATTTTTCTACCCACTTTTGCGCCTGCGCTAACTTTTGTTTCGTAGCAGGACCGAATTGCTTTTCACCTTTCCATGGAATCGTATGCTTCGGATCAGCCCATTGTCCACCCTTCGGGCCGATATACGGGCCAGCCTTCGATAACACTTCAAGTTGATCGATTGCATCCATGGATTTCATCTCCGTATACTCCTTCATATACCCGAAGATTTCCTGATAGTTATCTTCCATCGTGCGCGTGTTCGAGCCGACCGCCGGGCGTTCCGTTCCACTGCGTGAAACGCCGTACGTCTTCGTATCTTGCATTTCATCGGCAGGAATAACCATCTTACCCATCATCTGCGGTTTCTTTTCGGGCTTCTGCGGCGGCTGTTGCCCCGACTTCATCGGCGGTTGACCTTTGCCGTTTTCATCTTTACTGCGCATCGCTGGATGACTGCCATTGTTACCGTTGCCGTTACCATTCCCGTTCATCGTGTGATGCGACGGGGGCGGCTTCGGTGCGCCATTGCTGTTTTGATGCGCAAGATAATCATCGTACGCTGCTTTGTGCGGCCCGGCATCGAAATGGTGCTTCTGCGCGTGCTTCATCGCACCATGCACTAGCTCTTCGGGAATATCGGTGCCCTGCAACCCTTGCTTGCGCGCCGCTTTCCATTGTTTGAAATGCTCGTAATGCTCACTATGATGCGGCATTTCCCAATGCGCGCCTTCGGGAGTTTCATCGCTCACCACGAAACGCGCATCTTCGGGCCGTTCGTCTTCCGATAAAAGTTCGAATGTAAATTCACCGGGCTTTTCGGGATTCTCGATTTTAGTTTTATATTCTCTCTTATCGCCCGGCTGCGGCTTGCCATCATTACCGTTCGGTTTCTTTCCAAAAGGAGGCTTATCATTTTTCTTATCAGCTTTCTGATCTTTACTCTGTCCCTCTTTATTCATAAGATCGGCAAACTTCCCGATCAGATCAATCGCATCACCGACCATCTTTGCCGCGAGCCGTTCCTTTGCCTCTTTCTTCGAACCAGGCGCACCGGTTCGCCGACTGAACGTTTCGAGACTAACTTTTTCGCCTTCGATAATCGGAGCCTTGCCTTGCGCAACTCTTTGCGTGTTCGCGTTCTTTGCTTCCGCCAATGCGCGCAACGCGCGCCTGATACCGGGCGTGCGCTTACCAAGCATTTCGATTGCGTCGACCATCTTCGCTTCCGGTAAATTCTTTCCCTTCACTCTGCGCGACCATTCGCGCGCTTTCCCTTTCGGCAACTCTCCGCGCGCTTCGGCTGCAAACGCCCATCTCCGCTGCGCTTCGCTTACAGGATGCGGAGTCTTTTTCCTCGCAGCCTTTTCGAGTTGATCGATCGCATCCATAGCAACCTCTGATTTTCTAATTCGGTGCGGACCATCCGCATGAAGATACTCGCCTCTGCGATGAAATCCTTTGCCATTCCACTTAAATTGGGAACGCTTTTTCGGGCCACGCATACCGATATAACCACCATGCGTATAGGTGGTAGTAATCATCGTGGGACTTACACTTTCTATCCGCATTTCATTGTGCTGCCCTTTTCCAACAATATCGCCAGTTCGTAATTGTGCCGCATGTGATTGTGTAAAAAGATGCGTTTCATTTTGCGGTTTAGGTTTTTCCGGAACTGCTTTCCCCGACAATTGATCATAAACTTCTTTCCAAGTGCTACCAGTCGCAATTCGCTTATCTCGCGTTTCCCAATCATACCCGCCGGGTTTTGGTTCACTTTGCCCCAAGTCAATTACGCCGACACCTCCATCATGTAAATTACGCATCACCGGCTTTACACCGATACGCGTTTCTTGATTGCGACGAATCATTCTCAAAATTTCATCTTCATATTCCCGTTCTGTTTGCGGGCCTTTTTTTTCCGCAGTAGGCGTTTCTTCTTTCCATGGGATCGTATGCTGGGGGTCTGCCCATTTACCACCCTTCGGGCCAATATAAGGACCGCCTTTCGATAACGGCGCAAGTTGATCGATCGCGTCCATGGCAACCTCTGATTTTTTTATTGTCGAATCCGCTTTTTGACGATGCAAACGCATACCATGAAAAATTTGTTTTTTAGCGAGATCCGGGCCTAATGGATAAACTTTACCGCTTGCCTTCCAACGCGAATAAACACCTTCAACTGCCGACCGTTCGCTATCGTTTGGCAGTCCACCTTTCTGCCAATCCGCAGACAAGTCATCTACTGTTGCATGATGAATGTAATCGAATGCTTTTTCTTTCTGTCTTACTTTATCAAGATATTTTTGGTAAGCCGCCTTTTTTCGATCTTCTTTCGCTTCTCCGCCATTCACATGCGCGCCCGATCCGTGCGCCCGCTCGTACGCTTCTTTCGTATAGTAATAATCATACGGGCGCTTCGGGTTACCTGTCGGTACGCGACGATAATACGCGCCCCCGCGCGCCTGCCCTTTCGACAACTCTTCAAGTCGATCAATCGCATCCATCGACTTCTTTATATACTGCTTTTTGAACGCGCTAACCGGGCCTTCCCATGTCGGTTCATGCGAAAACGTATGCCGGTGCGCCCGCTCCCATTCTTCTTTCGTCACACTGGAAAAATCAGCATCTTTCTTTTTATGAAGAATATCGTGAAAAAGTTGAAACGCTTTTTTGTTCTTTTCGTGCTCGTTATCAAGATGCTCTTCAACGTGTTTACGACGTTCGGCGATTGCTTGCTGCATTTCTTTCGCAGACGTACCAAGCGGCGCATTGCCTTGTTCGTGCTGCCGCTTCAACCGTTCGTGCGCGTCATGAAGAAACTTTCCCCGTTCATCACCCGGATACAAATAACGATAACCACCACCCGGCTTCGGATAACGCGCAATATAGTTATGCCCATGCGGCTCCATTTTATCGCCTCTTCGACTGGCCTTGAACCCGCTCGTAATTTATTCCTACACCTTCGGTGAGCCTTTTCTTATCGTCTCCGAGTTGCTGCGCTGTAAGATAATGTACCGGAGTTGTCGCAACATCGCCAGTGGACGTTTCGCCATAACGATAACGCAACTGCGGTTTATCGTCTTTTACTCCATGTATGCCAGCAAAATTCAAATCGCGCCACATACTCTGCCGACGCTGCCTGCTTTGCTCTGCTTCTTTATCTTGACGTTTTTTTGCCTCCGGACTGAACCACATTTCCCAATCAGGAAAATGCGGCATCTGCGTTTCTGGACGAACTGTTATACCGATCTGTTGCGGGTCACCACCGACCGGCCCGCCTTTCTTCATCGGTAAACCGATAATCGCTTGCACTCCGACATCGCAACGTATCCGACTGTCTTCAAGTCCAGCCGTCGTGCCCGACCCTTGCCGCATGTGCCATTCGCCCGGTGCGTCAATAATCGCTCCGAGCTTTGCACCGATATGATTCTTTCCGCGCGCCCAATTGCGCACGTCTTCTTTTCGCGGGAACGCTCGCTTATCGAAAATCAACGTATGTAGCAAATAGCCGGTTTTGCATTCGGTCAGCTTCGCGAGCATCGAGCCATGAACTTTTGCGAGCTTCACTACGTCTTGTAGTTTCTTCCCGTTTATCTTTGCGACCTGTTCCGGCAACTTTTTTGCATCCGGCGTATGTCCCGCCCACTCGCGCGCCATTTCAGGCTTGTTCGCGAACATCCAGCGCATTTGCTTTTTCGATTGAAACGGCATTATCTCCATTCCAGCCGAATCGCCCGCTGCTCCGGGCTACGGTATACAAACGACTTTTTTACCTCTCGACTACCCTCTGCCTCCATACGCTTCAATCGTGTGTAGTAATCCGCAATTTCAGCAAGATGATCTTTCGCCACTTCTTTTGCAATCGCCGAATTGCTTGTATGTTCTTTTTCGACTTTGATCCCCATGGCAAGTTGCTTTTTATCGAACTTGCTGTCGGGCGTATCTCGGTGCTTTCCGACATTGCGAATGAACGTAGCGATCAGCCGATAAATTCTTTCTTCAAATCGGTGCTCATCAATGCCGAGCTTATTCGCGAACGCGTGAACTTGTTTATCAGATGGCTTCGGGTTCTTTCGAAAGAACTCGATAATCTTTGAATCTACTTCATCTGCTTTTTGCAACGCATCCGACTTCCCCCATTGAATACCCGGTACTGTCCGATTGCGATTCAGATCGGTATCGTACTGCTTTTTCCACCATGCCCGCGCCCGCTTCGCGATTTCAAGCCGAGCATCGGACGGCACCGATTTCATGCTGCGCAACAGTTCGGTCAATTTCCCTTGCGCATGAAACAACCGTTGCGTTTGTGTCTTCGGGCTGAATGACGGGTTTGTATCAACTATCGCTTTTTGAATGCGCTGTTCATCCGCTTGCTGCAATCCGAGTCCACGCGTTACATCATCGATAAGAACGACATGCCGCTCCGCTTCGGCTGTTTCGGGCTTCGTCCGGAATAGCCTCTGTGCCATCAACTGCTCTGATTGAAACTCCCCCAATCCCGCACGCGCACGTTCTCGCAATCGCGCGGGTGACGCCATGGACGGAACATATCCTGGCGTTTTGGGAGTTATCCGGCTGAGTTCGGTGCTTTTAACGAAGTATCTCAACCGGACACCTCCAATGCTAACGGTGGCCCCGCCACCACGCGAAAGCATGTCGGGGGCGGCTCACCCCCGACATCCCTGATCCGCACCGACGGACGTTATCGGTGCGAACCCGCGCCCTACAGAGGCTTGCAATTAGAGGCTACCGCCTACGTCGCGAACACCGAGAAAGACCAGCGAAACGGTATCGCCATCGGGAGCCTGTGCCGTCGGAAGCGTCAGCGTCCATGTCCCGTCGGGCTGTTGAACCAGATCGGGAATCGCTGCCGCTGCCGCCGCACCGGTAATCATGTTGATATCGACTTTGCCCGCGCTGCCGGGCATCTGCAACTGCAAGGTCGGTCCCGTGTTTTCCGACATGACGATCACTGCCGGTTCGAACGGAACGCCTGCCAGCGATCCGCCCGCGCCAGCCGCGCCGACGATTTCACCGACGAATGCCTCGACGCCATGCTTGCCGAGCTTTTGCACGATTTCGAGCCACGTCGCGTACGGAACCGCATCTTTGCCCTGAGTCGGAATCTGTCCTTGTGCGTATGATTGCCTCATTTTATCTACTCTCCGTTTCCGTTAAGCCCCTGTAGGAGCACGTAGAACACTATCAATGGATACCACAATCCCATTCACTAGAATAGATTAATTTCAGAATTATCGCCACGCTCTTCGGGCGGGCCTAGCAAGACATCCATGTAATCTTCATCATCGCCCGGTTCTTTATCGTCTTCTTTGTTATCGTCTTCATCGAACGCGAAAGAAAAGCCCGCAGAACGCGCAGCTTCGTCGGCGAACCACCATGCCATCACCGTATCGTCATGTACGCCTATTCCCTGCAATTTCCCGTCAACATAACCGAACTGCGAGCACTCTTCCATCCAGATATCGGTAATGGCCCGACTATACTCATCACCACGGGGGATAACAAGTTTCTTATTTTCGAGAGTAATCCGCAAGCCCGGCACGCCTTTATCGAGAGGATATTTGTTGACCGCAGTAGTAACAAATTCTTTCACCGGCAGATCGGTCATCCGCCGCATCTCATCGGTATACAACTGCTGCATCGCATTCGATTCGATATAAATAAGAGACGGATCGTACCGAGCCGCTTCGATTGCAATCTGCTGCAACTGATCACGAAACGATAATCCTTTTGATCGATGTATGTCGACGAGATATCGATTGCCTGCTTTATCCTTTGCCAATGTAAAGATAACAAAATAATCCGCGCCCACGCTGGCGCTGCGCGCAATGTCGACCCCCATAAAAATCGTCCAGCCCCGTTGCTCGATTGCCTCTTTTGTCGGGCGCAACGTTAAAACCTCATCGAACAGGGGCGGGAATAGATAAGTCGGAAAAATCGAAATGTCATCATTGATCGCAAGGCACATGATCTCACGCGCGAATGCGATCGGCCCAATCTCTTTCTTTTTTTCGTAAAGCTGCGCCAGTGACCATCGCCACGGAAACAGCGCTCGTTCTTTCCCTTCGTCGCGAAGAATGCCTGGATAACGAAAGAACTTGTAAACTTCATTCTTTTCAAGCCAACCGAAAAGGTCCGCCATGTGATAGGGAGTGCCGACTACAATACATTGCCCGCCTTCGAACCAATCGCCGTGTTGCGTGTACGGCATAACCATGTTGACGATAGCGGACTGAAAGTACGCAATGTTTTTCTGGCGCACCGTCTCCGACCACATATCTTCATCATTCAACGGATCATCGAGCACAACGTATTTCGGGTGACGACCACGGATTGCCTTTCCGTATCCAACCGCCCGCAATCGCGAGCCGTTCGTCAAGATAACATCGTTGCGATTCAGCCGCGTACGTCTACGGGGATCGCGAACAGCATCTTGATCCGGAACGAGATGCGAAAGCTTCGGAATATCGGCAATCCCTTTTAGATTGTTCCGACCCCATAAGATTATATCGATAAACTCTTGTGCCTGCTCTTGCGTCTTCGAGAAAATATAAATTTCGACGCCCGGCTCTTTCCACGCCCACCATATCGGGCACACGTATGAAAAGAACGTGCTCTTCGAATGGTCACGCGCAGCCTGGATCGCAAGCCGCGCGTGCTTATTTATCAATTCCGACCACTCTTCAAGATGCGCGCCGATCTCGACACCGAGAACATCGCGCCCGAAAAGCGCAGCCGACGATTCTAACAATTGACGATAAACTTCTCGCCAATAGTTATCGTCTTCATCGCCGAATCCGGCAGTTTGAATGCGCATTCCCGCGTGCGGGCCAGGATCTTCATCGATCGGTGCCGCCGGGTGATGCGGAAGAGGTAATGGCCGCGCTTTCTTTCCCGACTTTATCGGAGAAACGGGTATCGGCCGCGCCCGCTTAGTCGAGTGCGGTTTTACACCTGTAGCGCTACTGCCGGGCACGCTCTACTACGCGACTGCCGCCAATCCGCGAACGTCGAACTGACCTTTCTGCTGCCCTCGCGATGCATCCGTCTTCGCGATGATTCCGCCATCCGCTTCGTGAACGGTCAGGTTGACAGTTCCATCGGCATTGACTGCGGTAATGGTCGCGCGCCAGATATCGCCAGCGTTGCCGTTTCCGGTTGCCGCTTCGGCATCGGTGGGAAAATAACTGACTTCACGCCCGACACGCACTCGATAACGTTCTGCCATTCGAATCCTCCGAGAGTTTATCCTTTACGCACAGACTAACCCGGAGTTTCGAAAAGGTCCAGTATGTTTTATTCTTTATCGAGTTCCGATGCCTTCACGATGCGATACCCGGCAAGCTCTAGTTCGTACGCTACGCACTCGCCAATATCGCGCTTCCGCGTTACGTCAAGAGGCCAGTAACCGACTCGCTTCGCAGTTCGCGTCCCCTCTTTTATCGCTTCCCCGATCGTCTTAAAATCCGCCGCGTCCATTTTTCACCGCCTTCGTCATAATCCCATCACTGATCGGCTTTGCTGTTACATGCGCCACCCGTCTCGCTATTGTATGCCCGACATTCCGAGCACCTTCTGCCGTACCAGAATAAGATATTGAAATTAAATAACGATTCGCTTCTGGCTCGTATTGATAATCAATCCCGCCCGTAGGCAACTCTAAATCTTGAAATAGCTCTACACCCATCTGCCTACCATACAACGCGTGCGTTCTCGGTATCCTGATAAAAATACCCCACCGGTTAATCTCTGACTCTGCAAGTATTGAAGCTAAATACGCATTCCTTTCTTTTCGTATTCTGAGCTTCACTCCATTTACAAACTCTCGATCATAAACATCCGGCATCTCGAAACTTTCAGTTTCGGATTTCTCTCGTTTACGGCGCATATACGCCGCAAAATCTTCCGGTGATAACTCACTTAACTTCATCGAGTCGTACTTCCGCCAACCTTTGCAACACGCTGAATACCCATTACAAAATCTCTCGACCGATCTTCATCTCCGAATGGATTTACGAAACCAGCAATCCGCGAATCGACATCTCGCAATCCACACTTGAACCGATTTCCGCAGTTACCTTCCAGCGTATTGATCAGCAGTATGTCCTTCGATACGCGATATAAAAACCCAATATGCCCTTTGTCTCCCCCATGCAGCATGATAAACCAGTCGCCGGGAATCGGAATATAACCGCTCTCACGATCATGCCATTTACCTTGTTTCTTTGCCGCCTTCATCGCTTGCACACAGCTACCGTACCGTCGACCGAGCGTATAAAACCCGCGCGCTTCGTTGTCGCACCACGAAACTGAAAAGCAGCACCACGGCATCCCTTTGTCACTCGGATCATGCTTATCAAGCCACCATTGCGGAAAATATTTATCTACTTCTTTCCCCCGATTCGATCCCATCGGACGTTCGCACACACCTTTTCGGTGTTCCTGTAATGGAATCTGCAAATACGCAGCCCGCTCTACTGATAAACCGTTTGGAATAGTCGGAGTAATAAAATTCTGCTGCGCTTTTCCTTTCGGGTGACGTAACGCCCACCACGTATCACTACCGACCGCGCCATCAACAACCAGCGGGATACCATCGGAAGCGAGATGCGTTTGTTGAAAATAAATGACCGCTTGTTTTGTCTTCTTATCGAAAACGCTCGCGTAGCGATTTACTTCTAACCCGGCTTGGTGAAGACGCTCATGAAGAAAGACAACATCTTCACCTTTGCTACCGACTCTTAAAACTGCCATCGATAAATCTCCTAGCAGGGCAACCGGCCGTTCCGTTCTGCGTGGAGTAGCGCTAACTCCCAGAAGCGACCGGCTGCATAGTAATTATACCCGATAACTACTCCGATGCGAGATGCTGCGCATCGAGCGCTTGCCCCGCTCGATCTAGCACTGTTACGACCGCTTGCGGATTATCTTCTCGTTCGTTTTTCCTGAAAGCAACCGCAACCTCGAATCGTGTATTATCAGTCTTCCGCGTAACCCCAATAACTAGATAAAGTTCATCTTCTCTGAGACGATCTACCGACTTCTCCGCTGTCGCTTTTTCCTTCACATCCCATTTGATCGACCAATCCCGCGACTCGAAAAATCCAATAAGCCAATCAAAAACCAGTTGCCGGAATTCGGGAGTAGTCCATTCGTCGCCTTGCCTTCGTTCCCACGGTAGTCCCTTAATATCGGGCGCGTGCATAAAGCCTTCGGGCAACGGTCCCGGCCCCTCGGGCTTCAACTCTCCCGAATTGGTAAACGGTTGCCGCTGTCTCGATGGGCGAATATCTCTGCTTCTAATTGTCATTGCTCATTCTCTCCGCTGCAACGAGGCTATTCGCTGCTCCGAGTAGCATAGACCGAATAACCTCTTCGGGCGTATCGTTCGCCAACGTGAAAGGCAACCCGACTTCGAACTCGCGATTGTCCCGCTCACGAATCGCGGTAATGATAATCACAGGTATGCCGTCCCGCTGCAAAAAGTTATTTTCTTTTCTCAAATCCGCCGGTCCAGTCGGGCCGATCGGCACACGCACGTTCACCCCGGTATCTGTAAAACGCTCTTCAAGTTTCATCGCGCCCACCCACGCGAAATTATCTTCGAATGCGTTCAAAAAGCGAACGAGTTCGTCTCGCAAAGCGCGTTCCGTCCATCCTTGCGATGGTAGCCTTATCCATTCATGCCGTATACCAGCAACGTCTGCGGGAAGAGTCATTTCGTCAGCACAAGTTGTTTTGCTTTCTTTCCTTTATCTAAACCAAAAGCCCGCTTGCGCGAGACTCGATGATGCAACATCTGTTCTATCATAGTTTGCTCGCGCGTGACTAACAATCGATCCTTTGCCGCTTGATAAGGCTTCGAATCGATCTCCCATCCAATGTATCGTCGACCGAGCTTTTTTGCCGCAACTAGCGTATGCCCGCTTCCCATGTATGGATCGCAAATCAATTGACCGGGCATTGTGAAGTCTAAGATAATCTGCTCCATTAATTCGAGAGGCTTTTCAGTATGGTGCTTACGATTATATTTATCTATTGCGTAATGATAGTGCCCGACCTTTCCGCCGCCATTCCACACCGACGCACCTTTCCCACACCATACGCACACAAAATGCTCGCACGGCTGCGCTGGACCCATGCCGGTAAAGTTCGCACTGGCATTCGGCTTCGTCCAGATGCACGTTACCCAGCGCTTCGCCCCCGCTGCGATAAGCGCATCCTGCCATAACTTGATCGCAGTATCCTCGCAGAATATCAACGCCCATCCGCGAGTCACCCGCACGATCTCCGCCGCGACCACTACCCGCTGTTCGGAGTCCATCGCATCGAAACCCATGTCGCGATGAATGACGCGCTTCTTTTTTATCCGCCTACGTTTTTCATGCGTGTGCTTTTCGAAAGGCGGATCGGTTATCGTATGATCGATCGAGTTGTCGGCAATCGCCGGTAATCCACGCGTCGGATGCAAACACCCGCGCGTGATGGTGCTACTCGATACGTTCTCTTCGACTAGATAAATAGAATCGTGTGAAGGATCATACCGAACAGGTCGAAGCGCAATCGACCGAGCACATTTACTCATTCGGAATTTCGATCCCTAACGCCTTGAACTGCCAATCGGCAACCGGATCTTTCGAAATCTCCGGAACAGCCGCATCGAGATAAATCTTTTTGCCGACTTCAACTAGGTCGATTTCGAAACCCTGATCCATCGGCTTGCTGACAAAAGCAACCAATCCCGGTTCGCGAGCTTGCACATGGATAATTTGTTTGCCATCAACTCGCAAGATCAATTCGATTTTCCTTGCCTTATCGAGATCTTCGCCTTCAACGACGTATCTTCGTCGCGAGAACTTTTTAGGATCGGTTATCATCTTTTCCCTCACTTATGTCTTTCCGAAAAACAGCGTTTAGCAACGCGCACGCCATTTCGATCGCTGCGTTCAGCACCGACCGCAACTGACTATCATTCACCGCTTCTGCCGCGATGACATGATAACGAGTTGATCCATTCTCGGTGCGAATCGTAATTGTTGCTTCGGTTCCCATCACACAGGTTAATTACCCGATAATGTATAAAACGTGTTTTTCGTTTCCCCGCAATCAACCGGAACGAGATCCCCCCATGGCTCATCAATCGTGCCACCCCAATGCCACGCGCGCCCGCGACATGGATCACGTAGACGCCCGCTCGCCCAGGCATCCGCGCGCGTAAGCGCATCACGCCATAATGCCCGATGACGCTCCCAATTCACCTGTCGGGGCCAATAGTCAGGCTGGCGCAAATCAGGGCTGAGAGAACGAATCCAGCGCTGACGCGGGGTATGCTCGCGCCTCCCATCGCCAAGCCCCTTTGCGTAACTGAACAGTACATCTCGATATCGCAACGAAGGCCAGCGTTGCTGCATTCGTTTCAGCCGTCTCGCGAGCACATACGCAATCGCCACATGATCCCGCTCCGCTTTCCATCCGGCTTCCGCAACCATCGCGCGAGCAAGCCAGATTTTATCTTCTGCGGAAAGTTGATCAGGCAATGGCGCACGCGCCTTTGCAATTGATAAACTCGCAAATGAAAACACTAATAAAAAAATTATCGTTCTCATAGTTATTGCCCTACCAATACCGCCCTGTCTGACTCGACAGGTGCCGGTGAACCGACGGTGCGTTTCCGGTACACTACGCCCATCTTTTTTTCGATAGGAAACAATCCTATAAGTTCGTACCCAATTGTCAATGCATCGTTCGCTTCGCGAAGCATCGCAACGAAACCATCTTTCGTCATCGGATGAAGCGCACCGCAGATCGGCGGACCTTTTTCACTCAGTATCATCTTCGTCGCCTCCCTCTAGCGTAGGCGATAAAAAGTCTTGCGCCTTACGTTGCTCTAGCAACGCTGCCGCCAACACGCGCGCTTCCGTTCTATTCAACAGCGGATGCGCCGAAACCGGATCTTCGGTGTGCGCCGTTACTGGCGGATGATCTCTGCTAGCACTTTCCGATCGAGTTATCGCTTCCCCGCGCAACAACATTAACCGTTCGTGAATCTTCAAATACATCTCAGCAAACTTATCGAGGTTCGGCATCTTCAACGCAAACTTCGGTAAGTTCGTATCAGAATCAATAAGAACCTCTCCCGTTTTCGGATCTTTCATCGGCAACAAGTACGGCTCGTATACCTCGATCAATTCTTCCAGCTTGCCCATCTCGACTAAACGCTGTCGGAATATTCTATCAGCATAATGGGCAATGACCCGCTGCTCCATTTGCTGCCAAAACTCGACGCGCCGCTCAGTCCATTTATCTTCTATCGACCACGATTCAAACGTGCGCCATGACACCGTCTGCATATAAATTCGATCACTTCGCTCATAATGCCAACGAATCGATCGCCCCTCGCTATCGACGATAAAATCGGTCGCTGCCTGATTACGAATAATCCGCGACTGCTTTGCAAAATCTTTTTTCGGCTGCGGGAGATGCGCCGGAAGATCTCTTCCCGCTGTCTTCGTATTCGTTCGCTTCGGAGCCGATACAGGCAAAGCTACTTTCTTACGAATCAGTTTTCTCTTTTCGCTTGCCATCACGCTCCCGCTTCATCCGCATAAACTCTATAAACTCTTCTTTCGATAACTCCTGAATTCGATCCTTCGTGTTGTCCTGCATCCATAAATTGTAATCAATTACTCGCGCGAAATCCCGCCTATATTTATCCCATATCTCGCGAATAGCAGCAGTCGCTATCGACTTTGAATCGGTATGTTGCTCGCCATTCTTACCAGGAATGAGATGCGGCGCATGATGCTGTAATCGCGAATTGATCTTGATATTCGGCTCGACAACATTAGCGCTGTCATCCCATGTTATCGTAACCGTAACACTGATCGTAGACTCGATCTCTCTCTTGACCGAATCCAAGATCTGAACGATCTGCTTCTGCCACGCTACTCGTAAACCGCTAGTCATGCTCGTTTCTTCAATGCCTTCATCACGTCAGAAGCGTCAGAAGCTATATACGCTGCGAGCGCATCCCATCCATGATTGTGAAGCGTCTCCGGAACCGACTCCATGAATGCACGTACAGCAGGAAGCTTTCCATACTGATTGAGCACTTCGATTTCAACCTCTTCTTTACTTGCGTTAATCCTTCCACAAATAGCTTTTTTAATATGCTGCGGGGTGCTCATCACTACCGCTAGATCATACACAACCGATAACGTGCTGATAATTGTGTAAGGCATTCCGATCTTCACAAGGTTCGATTTGCTCGCCTTCATCGGAATAGAAAATGCCTCGAATGTCATCGCATCGATCTTGTAATCTTCGATTACAGCGATCAATCTCTCTGCGATATACCGCATCCGCATGAAATTATCTTCATTGGCGAGTATGCGAAGTTTCTTACTCGCTTTCTTCGTCCGGATAACATTCATCTCCGCGACAAATTCCACACCTGATTCGCGAATGACGACACCCCACCCGAAAGCCGAAAAGCCGGGGTCAAGCGTCAGCACTGCCAATCTTCGACTCGGTTGTATCGCTCTCGGAGTTTTCGGCATCTTGCTTCCGTGCTTGCTCTAGCTTCGCAAGCATTTCGTTCTCGGCATCTTGCTTTCGCTCTTGTTCTAACTTTTCGAACAACTCTTGATTCGCAATCATTTCATTCAGCTTACTTTCCTGCTCACCGGATATTTCCTTCAAACGAAGAAAGCGGATGCCTCGCTGAATGACTAATGCTTTTATCCCCATCTCTGCCAATCGCGTACCCATCACGCTAATTTCAGCAGGCGATTTAATTTCCGGTACTTCAACGATCACGAAATCTTCAAGCACACCGAGCATGTAGCCTGACTCTCTTACGCCGACAACTTCTTTCTTTCTTTCATCGAAGTAGGCTTCGATCTCGTACCAATGTTTCCCAGACTTACGCAGTTTTCCGCCCGGCCGTTTACGCCGCGCCGCAACACGCTTTGCGCGATTCACTTTTTTCTGAACATCGTCTTTATCAATACTCATGATGCTACCTTCAATATCGCCTCTTCGTCCGTTCGCTGCAACTCGTACACATTATCGAAATATCCTCTCACCGTCAGGTCATGATCAATTGCGATAATATTTGCACGATCTAGTGTTTCGAGAATTTCGCAGACCCGTCGCTTTTGCGTCTGTCCAAGATGCGTTGTTAGCTCATCAATAGTAAGTAGATCGATCCGCACACCGCATCGATTGAAAATCAAATCGGATAAAGCGAATGGAGCAAACGCAAGCTCGACACAACGCCGCTGACCACCCGATAATTTCTCGTATGCGCGTTCGTGGATATTGCCTTGCATATCCTGTTCAAAATACAACACGCGCAGATCATCGCCATCCATTGCCAACTGGCAATGAAGTTTCCCATCGAGAAGTTTCGAAATATATCGATTCGCTGCTAGTTCTAACTCATACAGCGCTGTTCGGAGAACGAGAACGGGTAAGCCCTTTGCGCTAAACCCTTCCACCCAAAAAAGCAAACTATCTTTCTCTTCCGATAACTTCCCGGCTTGTTCGGCAAGCTCTCTGAGCCGTTCAGTCAACTCTTGAATCTTCGCTTTATTCTGCGCCGCTTGCTGTTCAAATGGATTTTGAACCATCGCTTTCTTTGTGTAGTCAACGCGAGCTTTTTCGAGAGCAGACTGCGCGTTCTGCATGTTCTCGCGTATGCGCGCAAACTGCGGTAGCGCTGCATCGCATTTCTTCAACGCCTCCCGCGATTCCACCAGCGCAATTTCCATCTGCGCTTTTTCTTCTGTGCTACCACTATTCAACGCGTCCAATTCAGCCGCAATATTTGATAACCGCGATTGAAACGAAGTAAGCTCTGTATTCTTACTCGCAACCTTTGCTTCATGCGTTTGGATATGTTGTTCGACCGTTCCCGTCGGCAACGGCTGCCCGCATTCTTTACAAATCGCCGCACCCTGGTTCGCTTGCTCGATAAGACGATTCAGTTCAGTCTGCGCGTTATTTCGATCGCGCTCTACAATCGCCCGCTCTGCTTCCAGCGCGCCATACTGTCGTTGTAACTCTGCAATCCTTTTCGTCGGCCGAAGCTCTGCAAGTTGTTTTGTTATATTCTCTATTCTCTGGTCATGCAGCTTCTTTGACTTCAACCACTCCCCTTCACCTTTCAACAATTCTTCGCAGTTTGCGACTTTCGCTTTCGCTTCGTGCCCGGTCTGTGTAAGCTGATCCAATTCTATTTGTTTTTGGCGTTCCCATTGCTGAATCTGCTCGCTGAAATTCTGCGTTTCAAGCGTTGCTTTTTGCGTCTCAGCAACCGTCTGTTGATGCTGCGCGTTTGCCAGCGTTGCATTTACAACGTCTAGCCGTTTCTTCGCGACTTTTTGCGCAGCCGGGCACGATTCGAGATCGAATGCACTGGAAAGTAAATCCTTCCGACGCTTATCAGCATCCGTTGCAAAGTTCGCAACCGCCCCCTGTCCAAGTGCAACGCACGCACGCCACAACTCGTACGGGTATCCGATAATCTGCCGGATCAGTTTTTGCTGATCGGATATCCCCTCTTTGACTTTTATACCCTTTATCGAAACTGTCGACCCTTTGCCCCGTTGCTTCGCGCGCGTAACGACGATCTCTTTACCGCCGACTTCGACCTTGCATGAAACAGAGCACTCGGTCGCGTAATCATTTATCACGTCATCCGCACGCAACGTCGCTCCGATCTGCCCCGCCTTGCGCGGAGTAGTCGACCCGAAAAAGCACCATCCGGCCGCATCGGCAATCGCCGTCTTGCCGATACCGATCGGGCCAGTAATCAACGCGCGACCCATCTCGGATACATTGATAAAAAGCTCACCCGGAACCACGCAGAAATCTTTCAGCGTAATTTCCGTTATCGAGACTTCCGGCCCCAATGGTGCAAGCGCAGTCGCTTCCGGAACTTCCGATAAGATATCCCGACCCAATGCAACCAGATCCATTTCATCGAACGGATGCGCTACGCTCTGCAACTCCTGATTGACATACTGCGCGATTGCATCATCGAGCTTCAACGCAAACGACGGTGCCGCTTTCTCAGATGGCAATGCCTTCGGAGCCGTTCGCACATTCGCCGGAATCGTCGCAAGCGCTTCGGCAAAATCGGGGTGCTGCATGTCTTGCGGGTATGCTTGCACCTCGACAATATCGTTCTCTTTTACCGCCGACAGATCCCACTCATCACCGTAAGTGAATCGCCAGTAGCGCGGGAATATATCGAGATCGATCCAGACTGGTTCTACTTGCTCGCTCGTAATAAGCGCGATCCCGTGCGGCTGATCTCGCTCGCCTATATCGAGTTCGTAAGGCGAACCAATATACCAGATGCGATCACCTATTTGCTGCCGTTTATGATAATGCCCTAAATAACACGCGCGAATGAACGGCTCAATTTGCTTTGCAGTAAATAGCCCCGACGCTTTTTTACCACTATTCGCAATCGCTCCCGCAACTTCGCCATGTCCAAAAACCGACCATGGATAACCTCGATATTTTGATTCAACCTTTCCTAAGTCAAAAATAGAATTTTGTTCTTCGGGTCGTTCTCGCCATGGAATAAAAGCACACTGTAATTCAGTCAGCAACAACCGATTAGTCACTACTTCAATGTCTTGATAACCTCGAAAGATGTTCATCCCGTGAATCGTGCCATCGAGCGCAACCTGATCATGGTTACCGGGAATGAAAACCTTTCGAGCTTTTATCGATTCGATTGCAGCGAGTACCCGCTCGACCTGTCGAACATCGAGCGTGCCGCGCATGTCCCAGAAGTCGCCAAGGCACACAACATCCGCACCGTACTCTTCTGCTTTCTCACCGACGATCGATAAAAGCTCGCACGCACGGTCGAGTGTTTCGTTATTCACATGCAAATCGCTGAACGCAATATATCGAAATGGTTCGCCCGGTGCGGCTTTTTTCCGAACCGGTTTACGCTTCGCTGGCTTACTCGGAAGTGGTTTTATCGGTCTAGCTACTTTAGGCATTTCCATCCGCCATGAATGCTGCGATGAAGTCTCGATAAATCTCCGGATTCTCAGCGAGCACTTCGCCTAATCCGATAAACGAATTCTGAAATGTTATCGTTTCGTAACCGGGCGGAACAAGATAACACCATGCGGCTTGTTGTTCAATCCAGCGATGCTTCGGGTAGTCGCCACCGATCCCGTGATCTTTTCCCCACCGGAAAAGCGAATACGAATTATCTATTCCGCAACTGTGAACAAGTCCAAGCGTAACCGGGGGACGATATGGACCGACTTTCGTTTTCTTCAACTTCGCTTCGACTTCAAATCCGGCCACACGCCCGCCAACTTTTATCTCATTCGTTCGGCGTATCCATAACCGAAGAGACGTATAATATCGTGGCCCTTTACCGCCATAACTGACAAGCGTGCTAACACCCTGCCCGATCGTCTTGTAAAAATGATTCGTGAAAATGAAAACCACTCGTAACTTCGCCAGTCTCGATAATATTCGCTTAAAGTTCAACCCGATAACTCGCGCACCGGTTGCGACATGATCATCATCGGCCGCACCGGTAAACTCCTCTTCACTTGGCGTACCACCGAGCGAATCCCACGCGATCAGCACAAGCGGTGGTTCGATATTCGCTTCGCGTAGCTCTGCCTCTCTTCGCTCTTGAACAGTCAATATCTTATCGATACCAGCAAAGCCCTCTTCGAGCGTTTCGATTTCATCCGTTATCAACTTACTCGTATCGACACCGAGCTTTTGCGTATAACCGACATCACGCCCTTCACAGTTGTCGATAAGATGCGCAATTCCCCCCATCTTTTGACACTGCGCAATGCCCTGATCGATCAGCGTGCTTTTCCCTGCTCCCTCCCATCCAGCAACTTCAATCATTCGCCCGATTGGATAACCGCCACCCGTAAACTTATCTAACTCAAGTATCCCGGTCGGAAGTCGTTCCTTTGGCTCACCGAAAAGTGCATCTTCAAAAAACGCGAAGTCTTCGGGTTCGTTCTTACCTCGCAACTTGATTAGATCTGCAAGGTAATCGCTCGCGTCTGGTATCTTCGGCTTCTTAGCCTTACCCTTTGCCACGTTGCCTCAGAACGGAGGGTCACCGGGGTTGCCAGGCGCAACCGGGGGAACAAGCGGAGCCGCATTGCCACCCGTAGCAACCCCGCCAACAGGCGGAGCGAACTGCCCTTGCAACTGGTCAGGCGACATGGGAACGGGGGCTGACGGAGGTTGTGCGGGCACGGACGGGGGCATTCCAGGGGGTGCTACCGGGGGCATCGCCGGGAACTGCCCACTAGCCGCTAAACCGGGCGCAGCCGGGGGCGGGGGCGGGGGTTGATTCCCGCCTACAGGGGGCGCTACAGCCGCCGGGGGCGCAACAGGGGGTGGCGGTGCCTGCCCCGGAATCGGGGGCGCGTATGAGGCTTGTACGGGCGGGGGCGAGGCCATTTGCGCCGGGGGCGCGTAAGCGGGCAACTGCGCTACAGGCGGAGCCGGGAGCGCAGCAACCGGGGGCGGAGCCGCCTGAATCTGCCGCACCTGTCTTGTAACAGAATGGTACTCCCATCCGGGCGACTGCGGGTGCGGAATCCACTGCCCGACCTGAGCAGGCACCTGTACCTGTCCACGATTCCCGCCACCATAAAACGATATAATGTTTTGCGCGATCGCCTGAAACTTTTCTCGCTTGTGAAAAATGATCGCTTTATCGCGGAGATTGACTAGGTTATACAAAACAGAAACCAGCGACGGATCTATCGGTCCCGCGTGATGCGCCATGTGATTTGCTTTGTACTCGACATCGAACGTTCCGCCGCCCGTCTTATTTCGAATGCATTCTATCGGAAAACCGATTTGATGATGCGTGAAATCACCATTTCGGAAGCAGGCAAGAATCGCGTTGTGTAACTGCGGGCCTACACGAAACAACCCCGGCACGATCCCTTGCGCCTCTTGCCCTTGCGCATCTTTTATCGTCTGGTAATGCTTCGCCGGATCTTGCAGATTGAGCATTTGCCAGACTGCCGACGGCTTTCTCTTCGCCATACCGTGAAAATCATCAACACCGGTTGCCGAACTGTTGTTTAAGATAACTTCCAACGCAGCACAGATATCGCAGTTGCCCGGCCCACCCGGATTATCGAAGCAATCGAAACTGATAAAGTCTCGATTCGTCGGCGGGTCAGGAATCAGCCGCGCGTACAACCGATGACGGAATGACTCGATATAGGCTTTGCGTTCAGTGCGACCCCATGGCGGAAGAAATCGCGACAGGATAATTTCTTCGTTCGCTTGGCGAGGAAAACCGACGTAGATAAAATTTCCGTCGCTCGAAAAATCCGATCGCGCTTTGCCGGTCGCGAGATCCTGCGCAGCCTGATCGAGATCCTGTTGCCCCCACGTCTGTTCGGGCATCGATACTTGCACGGGTGCCTGCGCGGGCGGCATGACAGGCGGCGGAGGCTGCTCCATTGGCATCGCGCGCACGTCGTTCGTTGACGGATTCCAGATATAGTTCGGGTTGTTCGGATGTCGCTGATACCCTGGCGGTAACTGACCACTCATCATTTATCTCCTATCGGGCGTGCCCTCTTTGAGCTTCCCTTGTTTGCCGGTCTTTTCACCGGTCGACGCCTTTGCGGTTTATCCTCTTCAACTTCATCGCTCGCCGGAACATCTACCGGCACAGAACTCTGCGCGCCTTCACGGAAGTCAGCGGCGGCTTGCGCTGCGCCGCTCGCGTCATGCGTATCTATCGCGAGTCTTTCCAGTTCAACTTCACTCATCCGGTCATGCGGCTTTTGCACCTGACCGTGCCCGAAGTTGTCTCTCGATAAACTTTCGAGTTGCCGCGATTTAATTTCGAAAGCTCTTTTGAGATCGTCCGCAAGAGACATGATCGTTGCGAGATTGATCTGCTCCTGATATCGCTCCTGGTAATCTTCGGCACCTCGATAGAAATCTTCAAGATCTTCTTTCGTCGGCTTTTTATTATCTTTTGCCTTTGCACGGCACTCATTTCGCTTCGCTTGCTTCCATCGACGAAATCTGACTTCCGACTCTTGATGCGCGCGATAGGCTGCCGCTCGAATACGTGCCATCTCGCCATACAATGCCGGAACCGTCTGCGCTTCGAAAGTCAGATTGTTTGCATCGATGACCAGCAACGCCAATAAGTTATCGCGATTGATCGTGAAAGGTTCCCCGGTAATCGGATCGGGCAACGTTACGACCAGCGGTAACTTCAATCGGATACGTTCGATAATTTCCCGTGATTCGACCGTCATGTGATCTACCTCCAAGTATTTATAGGCGATAACTCACTGCACCCAGCAAAATTTATTATCGTCCGTCAGTTTGATCTTCTTTTTGTTCGCCCATGTCGTTGTCGTGAGTTCACACGAAACCGTTATCGGAACTCCCTTCCCGATTCTGCCCGGCCCGGCTTCGCTGAACATCGGCCAATCTTCCATCGCCCGAATAATCTTTATCAACGTATGCGCCCATGGACCGGAAAGCGAAAGATCGAAAACGAGTTCATCGTGAATCGACTGAACGAGAAAATCGTCAGTCGGAGTTTCCTGCAAAATATCATAAGTGCGGATCATGCATTCCTTCATCAAATCGGCTGCGGTTCCTGAGATTATCGAAGACATCATTTGCCGCTCTGCCCGCTCGCGCGCCCATTTGTCCGTAAAGTTACTTATATCGGCTATTCGTCGCGGGCGACCGAAAGGATTGATAAACATGCCTCCATTGCGGCGCATCTCATTTGCCAGCTTCGCCTGAAAAACTTTTATCGACGGGTACTGTTTGAAAAACGCTTCGAGCACCTTACGTGCTTTCTCGCGAGTACCCTCCGGATCTTCATAGTAACCCGGCATTCGCAACGCCAACCCCATTTCGGTCATGCCGTAACTGTTACCGAAGTTTACTTGCTTCGCTATCGCTCTCGCTATACCGAGTAAATCGGCTGTCATTTGATGAACGTCCAACCCCTCTCGATAAGCTCGCAACAAATTCGGATCTTGACTAAACCACGCAAGTATCTTCAACTCGATCTGTTGAAAATCTATATACGCGCGAATGTACTCGACCGGCACCGTGAAATATTCTTTAATATTTATCACTGTGCCATCTTCAAGCTTCAATGGATCGCGAGATATATTCTGTATATTCGGATTCTGCGAAGACAATCTCCCCGTCACCGGAAAGCCACCCTCTTCACGTTGCTCTAACTGATTGTAATTCGGATAAATCCTTCCAGTTTCTTTATCGAAGTATTGAAGAAAATTTCCCGAATAGGTACTATGAACTTTCTGAACGTCGGCAAGCCTGCCGATTGCCGTAAGAAAATTAATATGCTCCGGATACGATCGCTTCAATAACTCGCGCGCTTCTTTATCAACCGACTGTTTCGACGTGCCACTCTTTCCCCCTTTCGTCCACTTCGGCGGCTCCATATGTAACTTGTTATAGAGAGCATCACGAATCTGATCGTCAGTTGCTTCGAACGATTCATCTCCGGACAAACGACGGCACTCACCGAGCCAATGCAACAATTGCTTGCCAGTCTTATCATGCGCTTCGCGTACAGTCGTTTCGCTTATCGGCAATCCTACCCATTCCATTTCATGTAGGATATGGGAAACTCGCCGCTCCCGCTGATAAACTTGCGAAAACTCTACGGGCGTATTTCTGAAATGCAGCAACCAAAGATACAGCGTGTAAATAACATCTTTGCACGCGTACTTGCCGCATAGACTTATCGGTGTCCGAGAATAGCCAAACCTTTCAAGGTATGTTGGCTCCCCCAAGCTATCGATATCATCTATTCTGCCACGATCGCGTTTTCTGAAATTCATTTTCAGCTTACGCGCATCGGATTTCATCCAATTTTCTAATTCTTTTTCTTCATTGCGTGCGCTATCGAGAATGTACTTTGCAGCAAGCGCTTTCAACCCGAAATATCTTTCGTTTTCGTTTGCAATCGTCGCCAACAATGAAGTGTCATGCATCTCACGCGCGATCACAATATCATCCGCACGACACATAATCTGATCAAACTTCATGTGATGATAACCAGCCCGACCTTTTGATTCTAAAATCAGTTGGACTACATCGGATACAGCGTCAACACCTAATTGATATTCTGACGTATTAATATGCCTGATCGGTATATACCAGCCGCTTAGTTCCGCCGTGTCAGTCTGCGCAGCAAACGCATGACCGATCGCTCTTGCACCAAGATGGACATGCAAACCACTCGTTTCAGTGTCATGTGTAATATCCGGAATGCTGCAAAGTAACTCGCCTACATCATCGAGTTCGCGTTGCGTCTGAACGAGATTGTAGCGAAGCGTTAACTTCCGACCACTCTTCGGAACGATTTCTTCCGAATCGATCCAGCTATCCATTCCCGCGAATGTAGCCTGTTCGGACAAGGTATTGCCTCCATTGCTCGATTAAATATTTTATCTGCTCTTTCGTATGGTATGGATGAAAACCTACCGCGCCTTGCTTTGCTACTCGACCAGGATCGGCCAGCATCACGAACCAAAGTTTCAATTCGCTATGCCAAAACCAAACTTCGTAAACCGGTATGTTATCGGAATAATAGATCGGCTGTTGATTCGCCCGGTCAAGTAGCAGCGACTCTTCCGGTCGCGTAGCATTCAGAATCCAGCCGAACATTTTGGGCCTTAAATGCGAACGCCCCGACCGTTTCCAGTCGGGGCGTT